TATACTACGACGCTGTTGGCATGGGTATTCCCGGATTTTATCGTCCTCAATTGGGTACAGAACCCTTTGACGACGACGTCGTTGAAGTCTCTCGTGAAGTTGTCCAACGCCGTATGGCTGGTGCTGGTATTGGTGTTGTCCGTCGTGCTCGTGCTCAATTGGGTGACATTGACACCGACTCCCGATGATGATGATGGATTGGTCCCCGTTAAAAGACCCGTTAGAAGACCTACAACCCCCAAAGAAGTCCGTCAAGCGTAAGGCTCGTTTCCATGCGGACGAACTCACCGATGATGATGATGATGATACTACTACTGTTGTTCGTACTGCACCTACTCCTGTCGGACGCGGTCAAGGCAATAAATCATCACGTTGGTGTTTCACTTATAACAACCCATCAATGGATGGTGATGAATTCGTTTCACTCTTAGAAAGCAAAGGTGATATCAAGATGGCCGTGTTCCAAAAAGAAACCGGCAAAGAAGGTACCGAACACTTTCAAGGTTACATGGAAACCAAGAAGCGTATGTATACTACTGGCGCACATGCAATGTTGAACCCAATCAGAATGCATCTTGAACACGCAAAGGGTACCAAGCAACAAAATGAAAAGTACTGTACCAAAGAAGAAGGTCGCGCTGGTGGTCCATGGTATGCTAACTGCACTACTGACGACTTTAAGCGTAAAAGTGGTAACCAAGGTAAGCGCAGCGACTTGGATGAATTCGCAAGAATGATCAAGGAAGAAGGTGGTATCACTGAAGATGTCTTTGAAGCAATGCCTGGTCATGCAATGGCATACTCTAAACACGCTAAAGCATTGGTTGCTGAAATGAAACTAACTGAAATCAAGAAGAAGGAAATGGCATACTGGCAAGAACAATACCAAAGACGCCAACGTGGCGAAGAAATTGAAGGTCAACAACAACGTAACTTGAAGCTATACTTTGGTCCAACAGCGTCGTAG